CCCTGAGGCAAGGCCATGATTCCTTCAGTTGCCATGATAGTCCTTTCCAGTTTTTGCCAAGGGCCTCATGGGCCGCGCGCCGGGAAAGGACGCGTTAATGGCATTATTATCCGTTAGATTCTTAGCTTCTGTCCACTAAAAGCGCACTCACAGTCACGTAGACATAGTCTTGCGAAGAAGTAACAAACAGCTCATCGTATTCCTCAAACACCAAAGGACCCGCGTTCCAGCCGGCCAAGAGGTCCACATACTTGTTTGGGGCTACCGATTCCAGGGGCACGAGGTAGTGCGTTCCAGCCCCGTCAGGAGCAAAGGTGACCGTTATGTTGGTGCTACTTACACCTATATTTGCTACCCAAATAGACTTGACAATTGCGGTTGTGGCAGCAGGAACCGTTAACACAATTAACGGTATGGTTGCGGACGGCGTTTTTTGAAAGCGTTTGTATGCGTTTCCCATTATTTTCCAAAGAACCAGGTTTGCGCCTGGTCCTTGTCCTCCGTGACGATAGGTGTGTACGTGTTGTTGAGTTGCAAAATAATCTGCTCAAGCGAACGCACAAGCTGGTTGAACTGCTGTGGATCGTAGCCCGAGGGCGACGCGTTGGGCAGGCGGACGTTGGTAATCTTGCTCATCTCAATCCATCAGGCGTGATATCGACACGCATCGTGCCGAAACGCCAGAAGCTGCCCAGCTCGTCGCTCTCAATGCGCAATTGAACTTGACGTCCTCGTGCGCGCGTGCTGACAAACTGCGTGTCCGGTGTGATCACATAGGGGTCCAAAGAACTTGCTACTGCAGCAGCCTGTGGGTAAGGGCGCAGGCGAAGGCCTACAGTGATGTTGCCTTCCTGGCGCTTAAAGTCAGGAATAAACCTTTGCATCAGCAGCATTTGGTCGCCGTCACCAATGTCAAAGTACCCCGAGTACACGTATGCGTCAATGGCCACACCGTTGTTGTCCACCCCGTCCTCTTGGTTGTACAGATGGCTGCGGCCGGCTGTAAGGCCGTAGATTGTGGAAATAGTAGCCGCGTTGTCTGAAGGATCGTACTCGGTAGCCAGAGGTTTTTCAAACGTGCCAATGTCTGCCCACGCCGTGCGGGACAAGGTGCCCACTGACCAGACGTTTTCCATGTAGTTGTAGGTTACAAAGCCGTCGATGTAGTCACTGCTCAATGTCGGGTAGAACCACGTCACCTCGTTGAACTGGGTGTTGATGCCTACGTTAACAGCACTCGCCTGTGCAATGTTAATGTCTCCAAAAACGTAGTCCTGCACGGTGCAAGGAATCTTCTTGACCGAGCCGTCAAACACAAAGAACGCGTCCTTGCTCATCCAATAAGCCACACCATTAACGTCAGCGCCCGCATGCGGTCCGATGATGCCGCAGTTGGCACCCAACTGCTGAAAACCAAAGGTGTAAGGCGGACCAAGGAATTGTTGGCCATGAATGGACGTGTCTGTCCAAATCAGAATCTGACCCCGTGAGCGCAACGCCGAGATAATCTCGTTGCCGTCCGTGAGCCGTTGTCCGCCAGCCGTGTTGGTCGCAGTGGCCACAAAGTCGTTGATGTCCTCTTGCGAAGAGAAGCGCACAAACATCGGGTCCTGGGTCCCTGGGCTACTCAACGTAGACTCCGTGCCAAAGCACACCAGGTGCCGGTCAGGAGTTGAGACCAGCGCAAATTTGCTCTTGGTTGGCGCGCCTGAAATGGCCGTGGCCCGCGTTCCGAGGCCCGAGGTGGGATTCCACTCGTAGATGCCGCCGTCAACCGCTTGCAAGATAAGGAGCTGGCCAAAGTTGTCAAACTGCCAGACCCTGGCGAGCAAGGCCAACGCAGCAGAGGCAGGACGGGGCGTGCCCCAGGTGCTCAGGCCCCACGTGCCGGTGCCCCAGCCAAAGTCTACATAGCTGACATCACTTCCGACGTTGATCTGGTAGGTCGCGGTTGCCGCCCCGGCCGCCGCTGCCGTTGAGGTCGCTTGGGTCGGGGAGAGGATTGTGTAAGTGCCATTAGTAAGTATGGCTTGAATCTCAAATTCATTTGTAAGACTGGCATTGGTAATCCCTCCTGGATTGCCTGAGACGGCGCTGAAGGTGACAAAGTCCCCTTGAATCGCCCCGTGGGCCGTGTCATTGACAACCACTGTCGTGCTGCCGTTGGTGGTGGTGAATGTGCATGCACCAGTGTCCCGAATAGGGGTGATGTCGGCCCACGTACCGCCGTAGAACACATAGACCTTGCGGTTCGTTCCAAGGGCCGCGTAAGGTGAGCCTGCCAAATCGTTCCACGTGAAGATGTCACTGACAGAGCCAACAAAGTTCACCTGCGTGTTGCCAAACTGCGTCCAGCCGCCTAGCTTCTCGGGCAGACCATAACGAAACCGCACGTAATCGCTGTCCACCCAGCCGCCCTCAGCACCGTACTCGGTGTTCTGCTTGTCAACGCCAGGTTTTAAGAACAGTCTAAGAAGTGCCATTACCTAAATCCCGCTGTTTTCTTTGCAATTGTTTTGGGTTGCGCTACAAACTGTTTTCCAGCTTTTTTGCCAGCGCGTTTTGCACGCGTTGTGGCAGCGTACTCAGCAGGGCTTAGACTTTTGATCGCAGCTTCTGGAAGGTACCGCTCCCCTGTTTTACTAGAGGGTTTTCCACTCTTGGTTCTCCACTTCTGGTCGCCCCAATCTTTAAGACTTTTCTGAGGGGCTTTCAATCTCTGTACCCCCCGCCTGCGGCTTTGTACTTCTTGGCGACCAACTGTGCTTTTCTCGCGGACCACTGCCCCGCGCCTGTGCCTTGCGTGGCAGCGGCCTTGACCTGGCTCACGATCCGCTTGCGCAGCTCGGGCTTGGTGTAGTTGCCGGCGGCATTGACGGTGCCGCCCTTTTTGAGAGCAGCAACTTTGGGCTTTTTCATGTGACGCGTCTCCATTCAGGTTTGCCGTCGCCTCGGCTGAAGTGTGGCGTGTCCACGAGCTTAACGCCATTTCCGCCCCAGGAGTTGAGCGGATGCAAAGATTCCCAATAGGCACCCAGCGGAGCGAGCACCTTCTTGTCGTAGACCAACTTGCCGTCTTGGAAGAAGTTGAAGTCAATCGCCAAACGCTTTAAATGCAACGAGTTCATCGTCTGGCTGCGACCGGTTTTGACATAGAGTTCCTGCTGCTCAGGGGTGCGGTAAAGCTCGCCAGGAGTCACCATGAAGCCCTGGGATGATGCGTATTCCACGAGCTTGCACATGTCCCGCAGGAAGGCTGCTTGTTCTTGGCTCAGGCTCATTCTTTTTTACTCCTCATGTCCGCCAGCTTCTCAACCGTGCGACCACCAAAATATGCAAGGAAGATGATTTGGCCCCACTGGCCCAGCAGATTTACGTAGCTCTCTTGTGCGTTATAGCCAAACGCCGACATCATGGTGAACAGAAAAAATGCCACAAAAATAGCGATCAGAGCCATCGGGCGGATGTTTTTGGACAACCAAGAGTCGGACGACATGTCCGCTTTCCATCGATCAGAGATGTTGTTGTTCTCGTTTTGAATGGCGGCAGCAAAGGCCTGCAACTCGTCAATGCCGAGCTTTTTCTCTTCGATACGGAGGCGCAAAAGCTCTTCTTGGTGGTCCATCTCGTACTGCCGGAGCTTGAGCGTATCGGCATCAGAAAGAGGTCCGTCGAGCTTGACGCCGGTCTTTTCTTCAACCCAGTCTTTGCCCTTGGCCATCACGGCATTGCCGATCAGACTCAGACCCTGGGACAGAAGGGGTGCGAGAAGTGCTGGAATCATGGCTTTTTCCCTATGCGCTCACGCTCTTCGAGGAGCCTGACTTTGACTTGCAACTCATTGATGTGTGTCATCAACTGCTCTTTGATGATGGCTCTGCGCTCGGCAGAAATAGGGCTGTCCGTAGGGACGCCCTCTTTGGTGATCAAGGCCGGCATTTGGCCCTCGATCCTGGTCAGGCGCTCAGAAAAGCTGTTGACCTGGCCCAAAAGCCATGCCAGGGACATGACCACGATTGGGATAACTGCCTTAAGTACGTCTGACCAATTCATCTCTGCTCCTTACATGGTTGCTCCCGATGCAGCAGGAACCGTCGTGATCTCAATCGCCACTGACTTTTGCAAGTTCAGTGGTTGCCCGCAATCGGCGCAGATGTCTGCGTCGATCTCGGACTGATCCAGGTCGTAGCCGCACGCACCGCAGAGAACTTCCACGGCGTGTGCGGGCTCGATACTGCCGTCAGGCAGCGTCCGTGACGGGCTTTGCAGCTTCATCGGTGTTTGCCATATCAGGCATTTGGATTTGGGGCTGCACTTCACCGTGGATGGCATTGACAATCTGGAACACCTCACCGTAGGGCTTAGTTCCCAAATAGTTCAAGATACCGTTCATGAGTTGCAGGCTGACTTTGACTTCTTCATTCATGGATTTCTTCTCCAAAGCATCGCTGAAATGGGGCAGCGATGGAACCCCTCATCTATTATGCCCAAGGGTTGGGAAGAATCACTGACGGAGGGTTCAGCATCTGCTCAATTTGTGAGTCCAGGCCAGCTTCAACGGCGGCTTGATCTACTCCAGATGCCCACACCCATCCCAATACTTGATCTTGCGTCAAGTTGGAGTAAGCGGTGAAGTCTTGAGTGCTGGGTGGGCCAAAGTGGGCATACCCATAGCTTGACGCATTGGTTGGCGTATCGCCGCCAGTGGTTGCACTGCAATTCCATTGACAAGAGATCACCACATCAGTCAGGCCATCGTCAGAAGGCTTGGTATCCATGTAAGCGATTGCCCAAGTGTAAGTGTTTGCCATATCAAATTTCCTTTAAAAGTTCAGGTACACGGTTCCATTCATGCTGTCTCAGGGCAATCACTGAGTCATACCAAACAGCATTCTTCCATCTCCAGCAGACATAATCGTCTTCTGGCAACAGCACGATACATTTCACGCCCAAAGCGCCAGCCATGTGCGCCGTTCCAGTGTCCACCGTGACAACAGCTTTCATGGACTTCATGTGTTCTGCTGTCTTCTGCCAATCTTTTTTCCAGCCGTTGTCAGGTAACTTGATGAACGGGCCATCCTCTTCTGGGTTCAGGCTGTATGCGTTCTTGCCCACAAGCTCCATCATGCGCTCTGGGGTCGTGCTTTTAATCCCGTGCAGGTAACGCCTTGAAGCGCCCCAGTTCACGCCAACAAAGGGCAGTATCTGGCTTGGCTTGGCATCTAAATACCCCTCGCTTCCAATGACCTTGTTTTGAGTTATTGGGAACAGCGCACGAACAGGAGCAGGGCAGTGCAAAGCAATGAATGGAAGGCTCATCGATCCGATCCAATAATCGCATTCTTGGGATATGCCTTCTTTTTCGTTGTTGGTAATGTGATCGATACAAGGGATTTGAGCGTACAAATACGCCAATGGCAGGGTAGACAGCACCACCAGCTTACTTGCCCCCAAAACCTTCAGGATGGGCAGGAAACGCATGAATTGGATGCAGTCACCATAGCCCATTTCCATTTGGACAACGATTGACTTTCCTTGAAGCGGCTCACCCTTCCACACGGGCGATGGGGTGTACTTCTCAAAAGGCTCATCAAGCGTTGCAATTGCATCTGGATGCCAGCGGTATTCAAACAAACGAAACCCCGTGGCATAGTCACCCGAATGAAGGTGAGCATACGCTTGGTGATACAGATCAACGGGGGTGTGGTTCATTTTTAAACTGCGCTGATGTTCCAAACTATTGTTGACATGGTTTATGCTCCTTCTAAAGCGGTTATACGGGCGGTAAGTTGGGTGATGAGGGATTGTTGTTCTTGGATGGCTTTGACAAACAAGGGATACCAATCAATTGAATAGGTCATCATCTCTGGGTCTTCCAGCGTTGGTACGATGGCCTCTGGCATAACTGTTTGTACTTCTTGCGAAATAAATCCAGCCATTTTTCTGCCGGGTTCTTTTTTGTATTCAAAATATCGTGGACGCAACCCCAATACTTGAGACAGTCCATTGCTGTAATCAACAATGTTTTGTTTTAAACGCTCATCAGAGGTTATTGGTGTGATGACAGCAGATGTGGCAAAAATAGTCCCACCCAAGCCAACATAAAAACGATATGCCGCCGCACCAGTTGAATATGCCTCATAAACAGTCGCAGCTCCATCTGTTGATGCCGCATTAACAACAACAGGACGGCCTCCCAATACTTTAAATCCTGCTCCAATTGTTCCGGAAGAATCAGTAGTCCCCACCAGCAAGTTACCGCTGGAGTCGATACGCATGGCTTCAGTTGAACCACGAGTAAACGAAAGAAATGAATTGTTTGTAATGTCCCAACTGTTTGTGTTTGTGTCGTTAATGCGGAATGTCACAGGGCCAGCGCCTGAGATATGCAAGCGAGTTGCAGGACTTGTAGTCCCAACACCCAAGTTACCGCTGGAGTCGATGCGGGCTCGTTCACTAAGTGAACCACCAGTCGCCGTGTAAAAAGTCAATCTGCCAACAGCATTGGTAGTGGACGACCCATCTGTTTGGACAAGCATTCCACCAAGCAATTGATACCCAGAAGCGCCTGTAGTCTTTCCTAAAAATTGAGCGGCGGTTGAATCGGCGGCAGTTAAATCCGTCTGCCCCATAATAATGCCAGACCCACTTGCTTTTCCAACCGCAAGCAAAGCGTATGTGCCGCCTAAAGAGGTTATGTTTGGCGTAACACCCAATCCCAAGTTACCGCTGGAGTCGATACGGGCTCGTTCTGTGCCGTAATCAGCATCGCTTGATCCTGCGGCATTTCTTGTGCTGAATAGGATATTGCCACCACTGTCGTTAGTGGTAGAAAATATATTCATATTTCTAGCTGAGCTATCAAAATACAAACCTTGACGGTAGGAATTGTCATATACTGTTGCAACACGGAATTGACCCCAATCAGTCTGAATGCTTCCGTTAACAGCAACTTTTGGAGTTCCAGAAACATTTATCGTAGCCCCCACCAGCAAGTTACCGCTGGAGTCAATAATCATCGCATCCCTGCCAACAGAAGCATTGGATGAGTATTGCGAAAAATACAATGGAGCCGCCGTACCAGTTGTATTTCCAACTGCCGCTAACCTACCTAAATTTTGCGATGTTAGGTAATCAATAAAGAAAGAAGATGCCGTTAAAGCGGTGGCTGGGCCTATTGATGCAACAACACCATTAACAGTTAATTTCTGTGTAGGCGAAGTCGTCCCAATACCCAAGTTACCGCTGGAGTCGAGAGTTGCACTAACACCACCTCCAGTAACTAACTTCATAGCGTTTGATTCGCTACGCAAACGCACATTACCGCTAGTTGTTCCTGTATCTACCATCAGCAAATCAGCGGTACTTGAACCACTACTAATTCGTGCATTACCACCAGAAACATCAAGTTTTTGTGATGGCGAAGTCGTCCCAATCCCCAAGTTACCGCTTGCATCAAGCGTCATTGCTTGGGTAAAGGTGATGGCGTTATTTGCTGTGCCAGATGCGGTAGAAGTTTTCCAAATATGTTGTCCACTCAATTGTTGATATTGAGTAGCGTAGCCTGTACCAGTAAAAAGAAAACCACTGTTGTAATATGCGTTTTGTAATATATTTACTTGGGCGTTTCCTGTAAACAATCCATATTCGGATTGAAGTGTTACTAAGTTAGAAGCACTAGGCGTAACACCCACTCCCAAGTTACCGCTGGAGGTAATACGCATAGACTCCACGCCACCCTCAGTAAAGGCAATAGTGTCAGCCGCTGGAAACCATATGCCCGTGTTTGTGTCGCCTGTCGTGGTGATGGCGGGAAGTGCCGCTGTTCCAGCAGAAAATGTTGCAACGCCCGTAGCACTGAGCGTGGTGAACGACCCAGCAGCCGCAGTATTAGCACCAATAATTCCATCAAAGTTGGCTGCGTTAATTCTTCCGCTTACCCCTAAACCACCTGTGATTACAAGTGTTCCTGTCCCGGTAGTGGTTGAAGCAGTGCCTGCGGTAAAAGTTGTTGCTCCGTTACTTGTTAATGTGGTGAACGCACCGGTAGACGCGGACGACGCGCCAATGGGCGTGCCGTCAATTGCACCACCATTGATGTCGACAAAGTCAAACATCTGGATGACGTTTGTTCCATCTACGTACAGGTGAGCTTTGCGGCCGTTGGTTACGGTGATGCCTGTGCCGGCAGAAGTCTTCACCGTGATGCTTTGGCCACCGGTCGTGTTGTTCTGGACGATGTACTGTTTCTGGCTGGTGGGAACAATCAGCTCGCGCGTGGCCGTCAGGGCACCAAACACGGAGGTCACGTTGAGGACCAGGCACCGTGATGCTTGGGACGCGCTGCTGTTGGTGATGCTGATGGTCAGGTTGGCGTCCGACACATAATCAATGTTGCCATAGCCAATGACGGCCTGCTCCATGGCCGTGCCCAGGTTGGTATTGGTGTTGGTGCCCCAAGTGCCTGAGTTCTCACCTGTGGCCATCAACTCAATTTTAAGACTGCTTGAATAACTGCTTGGCATGTTCTTTCCTTTACGTTGGGACCTGAGTCCAAGTCACTGTATTTCCGTCGTTGACAACGACCCAATTACCTGACTGTGAATCGTTCACATTTTGCCAGTTAGGCGTCTGATTGTCATCTACTACGTTCCAAACCAATACGCTTCCAATCTGACCCTGCGCAGAAACACCCGTGACAAAGACGCTTGCGTTGGCTGCCGTCGTGACGCTGCCAACAAATCCCGTGGCCTGCAACCCTGTAACAGGCACATTTGCTGTCCCCTGAATGGACACCGAACCAAGGGCCATCGTGCCGGCAACACCGGTGACAGACACGTTAGCGGCCCCCTGAGTGGATACCGAGCCTACCTGGCCCGTGGCCTGCACGCCTGTAACAAACACATCCGCGTTGGCGGCTACCGTGACGTTGCCCAGGGCCATCGTGCCCTGCACGCCCGTGAGCGTGACGTTGGCGGTACCCGTCATGGTCACCGAGCCTACCTGGCCCGTTGCGCTTACGCCCGTAACGCTGACATCAGCGTTAGCCGTGACAGTAACCGCACCCAAAAAGGCTGTTGCGCTTACCCCAGAAAGTAAAACGACCGCGTCAGCGGTCACCTGCACGGAGCCTACGGCCCCAGTGGCTTTGATGTCGAGAACACCCTCTCCCCAGGGCTGTTCGCCCCAGCCTACGCCGGACGCATTCCAGCCTTGAAAGGCAACAACGACATCAGCCACATGTGCTCCTCATCAGGCAATGCGGATGATGGCGTTGGTGGAGTCGGCAGTTGGGAAGATGATGGTAAAAGTGCCACTGGTGGACGTCTTTGCACCGCCAAAATCCAAAACGCAAACAGTGGGGTCGCCCGAAGCCGTGTCGTTGTAAATCAACGCGCCAAAGGCCGTGATGGTGGCACTGGTGAACGACAAGTCAGCGAAGTCCGTGAACGCAGTGGTTCCCGTAGACGTTGGCGTGACGTTGGTCAACGCGCCACCGCCCGCCACATACGAGCCTGAAGCGGCCACCTCGTTGGTGACCGTATAGGCGGTCGTCGCTGCAGTAAACGATGCACTGTTGTCGTACAGCGCCAGCTTGAACGTGTTGCCCGTGCTGGTTGTAAAGTTATGCACGGCCCTCATCAGCTCCACTTTGAAGCTGGTGCACATGAAATTGCCTGAAAATGCCATTTTTAATCTCCTAACAAATGAACCAAGTCGGGGTGACCTGCCTCGCGCAGGCGCAGGGCGATAGTTGCTCGGTCCTGTTCAACCGCCTCTCTCAAATAAAACGCCACAACCTGCTTGACGCTGTCCTTGAAAGCTCTTGCCTGGGCCTGCACCGCCGGGTGAGACTGATCGCCAACGTAGATGATCTTGTCGGCGGCACGCGCGGCCAACTCTTCCGCCGTCCAACCACGCGATTGCGTGGTTTCGACAAAAACACTGCCTACATGTACGGGTGCTGATGCTGTGATCATGGTCCAGGTGAATCCGATTTAAGTGGGATGCGAAGCATGCCATCACGATATTCGTCACGGCGGCGACGGCCTTGTTGCTCTGCGCCCAGACCTTGAATGGCCTCTTTATAGGCATTGCGAAAGTACTGCATCATTTCAGTAGGTCCTTTCGTGTAGCTATAGGCTTGAATCAGGCACGCGTACAACAAAGCCTCAGGGGCATTATTGCTGATCCAAGTGGTCGAATTGGCCGACGACAACTGCGTTGGACGGTAGATGTACCCCAGCTCCACGCTGTAGCTTTGATTTGGCGTTGGAGCAATATAAAACGTGTTCTGGTCCCACACAGAATAATACTTGGGCGTGCCCTGCGTGGTGCCATTGGCCCAATACTCTTTCATGAAGGACGTGTCCCGGAAGTCCAGGAATAGTTGGTCGCCGCTGGTGGGCGTCAGAATCATGTACCGGTGCGTCAGAAGGTCCGTAGGAGCGGTCAGGAACTTGTTGCCCTGGGTCATGCTGCCTGTGACCTCCAGCTTGAAGACGTCCAGGTCAATCTCACGAAGAATCTGGTTCTCCGCCATAGTGATAAAGGTATCTATTACCGCACTGGTAAACACGTTACTGTTCACCTCGGTATAGTTTCTGATGTTGGTGACAAGTTCGTTGTAGGTCATGTGATACTCACTGTCACTGATCCGACAACGCCTTGCGCAATGAGCGCCTGGTCCTGGACATACGGTTGCATGTTGGTGCCCCCTCGGACGCTGCCGTAGCTTTGAAAGGCCGTAAAGCCTGGCGCGCCAACAAAGAC